TTCTTTCATGTCATCAGCAGAAACGGTTAATTTAGCCACTCTTGCAAGTGATAGTAGATTTGGTATATTATCTAAAACTGGATCAGATGCAAAGAAAATGTTCACAGATAAAGTTGTACCTATATCAATTAATTATCCATTCTTTTTTAAACCTATCCAAGATGGTATGGATCGTCCTAAATCTGAACTTGCTTATAGAGTGCCTGCTAGTAAGTTTACACGGAAAAAGATGTCAGCTACAGATGGTATGGAGGACATCGAAGGTTTGGACACGACGATTGACTGGAAAAACACTGGAGATAATAGTTATGATGGTGAAAAACTAGCATTACTAGTACATGATGAAAGTGGTAAGTGGGAGAGACCCGATAATATTTTAAATAACTGGAGGGTTACAAAAACATGTTTACGATTAGGTAGTAGAATTATTGGTAAATGTATGATGGGTAGTACTTCAAATGCTTTAGATAAAGGTGGAGAAAACTTTAAAAAACTATACAATGCCTCAGATGTCACGAGAAGAAATAGAAATGGTCAGACAAAATCTGGCCTATACTCTTTGTTTATCCCAATGGAATGGAACTATGAAGGATTTATTGACGAGTATGGAATTCCAGTCTTTACTAACCCTGATATCGACAGACTTACACCAGACGGTGAATTAATAGATGTAGGTGTAATAGATAATTGGCAAAATGAAGTAGATGGTTTAAAAGACGATCAAGATGCTTTAAATGAGTTTTACCGTCAGTTTCCTAGAACTACAGAGCATGCGTTTAGAGATGAGACTAAAAACAGTATATTTAACTTAGTTAAAATATATGAGCAGATAGATTATAATGAAGAGATGACTAGAACTCTAGGGATTACAACAGGTAATTTTCAATGGGTGAATGGAATCAAAGATTCTCAAGTAATATTCTATCCAGATCCAAAAGGTAGGTTTAAAACTAGCTGGGTTCCACCTCAACAACTACAAAACAGAGTGATACTTAAAAACGGTATCAAATATCCGGGTAACGAGCACATGGGGGCTTTTGGTTGCGATAGTTATGATATATCAGGAACAGTGGATGGAGTTGGATCGAAAGGAGCTTTACACGGTTTAACTAGGTTCAGCATGGAAGATGCCCCGGCAAACAGTTTCTTTTTAGAATACTTATCAAGGCCACCAACAGCCGAGATGTTCTTTGAGGATGTTCTAATGGCTTTAGTATTTTATGGGATGCCTATACTCGCAGAGAACAATAAACCTCGTCTCTTGTACTACCTGAGACGTAGAGGGTATAGAGGTTTTAGTATGAATAGGCCGGACAAGATATGGAACAAGTTATCTGTTGCAGAAAAAGAAGTGGGTGGTATACCAAACTCCTCAGAAGATATTAAACAAGCTCACGCGGCAGCAATTGAGATGTATATACAAGATCACGTTGGAATAAAGCAAGATGGAACGTTTGGTGATTTATACTTCAATGAACTACTAAATGATTGGGCAAAGTTTGATATAAACAAAAGAACAAAGCATGATGCGTCGATAAGTTCTGGTTTAGCCATTATGGCTAACAATAGACATTTATACGCGCCAAATGCTAAGGTTGAAAAACAACCACTAAATATAAACATTTCCAAGTATAGTAATACTGGAAGTAATTCACAAATAATCAAATAATAAATATGGCAGAGTCTGGCATTAAAAGTTATTTCCCGAGTCAAACAGTTAGTGATGCTGAAAAGTTAAGCTATGATTATGGTTTGAAAGTGGGTAAAGCAATAGAGCAAGAGTGGTTTAATAATGATAGAAGTAATAGTAGATATAGGTCTAATCACAATGATTTTCATAATTTAAGATTGTACGCTAGAGGCGAGCAGTCTATTCAAAAGTATAAGGATGAGTTATCTATAAACGGTGATTTGTCCTATTTAAATTTAGACTGGAAGCCAGTTCCGATTATATCTAAATTTGTTGATATTGTTGTGAATGGAATTGCTGAAAGAACTTATGATATAAAAGCTTATTCTCAAGATCCTTACGGTGTTGAGAAAAGAACGGAGTATATGCAGGCGATACAAAGCGACATGGAAATGAGAGAATTTAACCAAGAGGTTGAGGCTAGGTTCAATGTTGATATGAAAGAAACAAATATAGCTAACGAGGATCTACCAGAGTCGAGCGAGGAATTAGGACTACATATGCAGCTTAATTACAAGCAAGCTGTAGAACTAGCTGAAGAGCAAGCTCTAAATGTTTTATTCGAGGGTAACAAGTACGAATTAACAAAGAAAAGATTTTATCGTGATTTAACAGTGTTAGGTATTGGCGCCGTAAAAACATCTTTTAACACATCTCAGGGTGTTACTATAGATTATGTCGATCCGGCAAATTTAGTATATTCTCATACTGACTCCCCTTATTTTGATGATATTTATTATGTTGGTGAAGTTAAAACCATCCCAGTAAACGAATTAGCAAAACAATTTCCTCATTTATCTGAAAGTGATCTTGAGGATATAATGAAAAATAAATCTAATAGTTTATCTAACCATAGCTCTAGACACAAAGAAGATACTAATACCATTCAGGTTTTATACTTTAACTACAAAACTTATATGAATGAGGTTTACAAGGTTAAAGAGATGGCTACTGGCGCTGACAAAGTTATACCTAAAGACGATTCTTTTAATCCCCCAGAAAACATGGAGGGTGGATATAGTAAAATGTTAAGATCTATAGAGTGTCTTTATGACGGCGCTATGATTCTTGGTACTGATAAATTACTTAAGTGGGAAATGGCTAAGAATATGATGCGCCCTAAAAGTGATTTCACTAAAGTTAAAATGAACTATGCTGTTGTCGCCCCTAGAATGTATGATGGTAAAATTGATTCATTAGTAAAACGTATAACAGGTTTTGCTGATATGATTCAGTTAACTCATTTAAAGCTACAACAAGTGTTGTCTAGAATGGTTCCTGATGGTGTTTATTTAGATGCCGATGGTTTAGCTGAGGTAGATTTAGGCAACGGAACGAACTATAATCCACAAGAAGCTTTAAACATGTTCTTCCAGACTGGATCTGTGATAGGTAGAAGTTTCACTTCGGAAGGTGATATGAATCCAGGTAAAGTACCTATTCAAGAAATAACATCGGGATCTGGTGGAAACAAAATGCAGGCTCTTATTGGTAATTATAATTATTATCTGCAAATGATAAGGGATGTAACCGGGTTAAACGAGGCTAGAGATGGTAGTACACCAGATAAAAACGCTTTAGTTGGTGTTCAAAAAATAGCTGCAGCAAACTCTAACACAGCAACTAGACATATATTACAAGCTGGGTTATATTTAACAGCTGAAACAGCAGAATGTTTATCGTTAAGGATATCTGATATTATAGAGTACTCTCCAGCGAAAGACGCTTTCATACAAGCTATAGGCGCTCATAACGTTGCTACGCTAGAAGAAATGTCTGAACTACATTTATATGATTTTGGTATATTTATAGAGTTACAGCCAGATGAAGAGGAGAAGGGAAGGTTAGAGAATAATATTCAAATGGCGTTGCAACAAAAGAGTATTGAATTGGAGGATGCTATTGATCTTAGGGAAATACGTAATATTAAGTTAGCAAATCAACTTCTTAAGATACGCAGAAAAAGAAAAGAGGAAAAAGATAGAAAGTTGCAAATGGAGAATATCCAAGCGCAAACACAGTCTAACGCTCAAGCTGCTCAAGCAGCTGCTCAAGCTGATGTTCAAAAAAACCAAGCGCTAAACGCTGGTAAAGCTGAGTTAAGTCAAATGCAAGCTCAAATTGATATGCAGAAAATGCAACAAGAGGCCGCTCTCAAAAAAGAACTTATGGCTTTAGAATTTCAATACAACATGCAGCTTAAAGGAGTTGAGGTTGATGGTGTGAAAGAAAGAGAAAAACAAAAAGAAGATCGTAAAGACGAGAGAACAAAGATACAAGCAACACAGCAATCAGAGATGATTGAGCAAAGAAATAGTGGAAAACCGCCTAAAAACTTTGAGTCCGCAGGTAACGATATACTAGGTGGAGGATTTGATTTAGGATCGTTTGACCCTAGTTAGAATTATTAATTATTATTATATTATATTATGGAAGAAGAAAATGAAAAAGTAGTCGAAGAGACTACGCAAGATCAAACCGTGGAAACGGTTGATGAAAGTAAATTTAAATCCGCTGGAGACGACAGCGTTATTAAAGTAGATTTAAGCGCTCCACCACAAGAGAAAGTAGAAACCGAAGTTGTGGCAGAGGAAAAAACTGAAGAAGTAGAAGCGGTGACAGAGGTTACTGAAGAAACAGAAGCACAACCAGAAGCTGAAATACAAGAAACCCCAGTATTAGAAGAGATTACTGAAGAGGAGGTTGAAGAAGTTGAAGAGCAGGTTGAAGAAGCTATAGCAGAAGCTGAGGCTACTGGAAAACCATTACCAGAAAATATCCAAAAGTTAATGGACTTTATGGAAGAGACTGGAGGTGATTTAAGTGACTACGTTAAGCTTAACCAAGATTATTCAAAATTAGATGATCAAAATCTATTACGCGAATACTATAAGCAAACAAAACCTCATTTAGATAACGAAGAAATTAACTTCCTTATGGAAGACACGTTCTCTTACGACGAAGATATGGACGACGATAGAGATATACGTAGAAAGAAATTAGCGCTTAAAGAGCAAGTTGCCAGCGCTAAAAGCCACCTAGACGGGCAAAAGTCTAAATACTATAACGAGATCAAAGCTGGAAGTAAGCTCACTGAAGAGCAGCAGAAAGCTGTAAATTTCTTTAATAGGTACAACAAGGAGTCAGAAGCAACTCAGAAAACAGTTAAAACAAACTCTGATATTTTTACACAGAAAACAAACAATGTTTTTAACGACAAGTTCAAAGGTTTTGAATATAACGTCGGTGACAAGAAATACAGGTTTAATGTAAACAATGCTGAAGAGGTTAAAAACACTCAGAGCGATATAAGCAATTTCACCAAAAAGTTTTTGGATAAGAACTCTGCTTTAACAGACGCTAAGGGTTATCATAAATCTCTATATACAGCAATGAATGCGGATGCTGTTGCGAAACACTTTTATGAACAAGGAAAAGCTGATGCTATGAAAAATAGTATTGCTAAGGCCAAAAACGTCGATATGAATCCAAGGCAAAGTCATGGAATTATTGAAGCTGGAGGTATAAAAGTGAGAGTGTTGGGTGAAGATGCTAACGACTTTAAGTTTAAAATTAAAAACAAAAATAAATAACAATTTAAAACAAATTAATTATGGCAATTACTGCAGGAGGTAATTTGAATAGCGTTGCTGCTCCACAAAAGCAGGCGTTAAACTCAAATTATCTAGACTTAGCTACGGGATCAGCAGATACCCTAGGCTGGGCACAACAATATGTACCAGATCTTATGGAAAAAGAAGCTGAGGTTTTCGGAAGTAGAACAATCTCAGGATTTCTTGCTCAAGTAGGAGCTGAAGAGAGCATGACGGCTGATCAAGTTGTATGGTCTGAACAAGGTAGATTACACTTAGCTTACAAATGTTCTATGATAGACCACGATGCTGGTATATCTGGTAACTTAGGTTGTAAAATCGAAATATTAACTGATATGGATGACCAAGATCCAGGAAACGATCATGGTGTTCGTTTACACGACACTGTTATTGTAGCTGGTGGAACTGGTCAAACATTTAAAGGTGTTGTAACGGAAGTTTCAACTGTTTATATTGAGGTTATACCTTATGACGCAAACGACTCTGTTATAGCTAATGGTACTGGAAACTGTACTGTATTAGTTTATGGTTCTGAGTTCAAGAAAGGAGTTTCATATCCTGGTGCTTTAGCTGACGCAGGTGCTACGCATGCTGCTTCAACTGATTCAAGAGGAGCTAATGAGCCTGTTTTCAAAACATTTACTAATAAACCAATTATCTTAAAAGATTACTATGAAGTATCAGGTTCTGATGCATCTAGAATTGGTTGGGTAGAAATCACTAGCGAAGAAGGTGCTGGTGGATACTTATGGTATCTAAAGGCTGAAGCTGATACAAGAGCTAGATTCACTGATTACTTAGAAATGTCAATGATTGAAGGTACTAAAGCTTCAGGGACTAATGACGCTGATTTAGCTGTTCACAATACTGATGGAGCTGCTACTGGTACTGAAGGTTTATTTGCTGCTATCGAAGATAGAGGTAACTTAACTTCTGGTGTTACTGGTGTTAATGCTGCTACTGATTTAGCTGAGTTTGACGCTATCTTAGCTGAATTTGACAAGCAAGGTGCTATTGAAGAAAACATGATGTTCGTAAACAGAGCTACTTCGTTAGCAATGGATGACATGTTAGCTTCTATGAATTCTTACGGAGCTGGAGGTACTTCTTACGGAGTATTTGACAACTCTGAAGATATGGCATTAAATTTAGGTTTCTCTGGTTTCAGAAGAGGTTCTTATGACTTCTACAAATCTGACTTCAGATACTTGAACGACTATGCTACTAGAGGTGGTATCAACGCTGTTGCTGGCGCTAGCGCTATTAGAGGTGTTGTTATACCAGCTGGTACTTCAACGGTTTATGACCAACAATTAGGAAAGAATCTTAAGAGACCTTTCTTACACGTTCGTTATAGAGCTTCACAAACTGACAACAGAAAAATGAAAACTTGGGTTACAGGTTCTGTTGGTGCCGCTACATCTGCTTTAGATGCAATGCAAATCCACATGCTTTCTGAGAGATGTTTAGTTGTGCAGGGTGCTAACAATTTCATGTTAATGAAATAAGCATTTATTATATTAAGGATCGAGGCTTCGGCCTCGGCCCTTTATTTTTATTAATTTTATTATATATTATATTATGGCAAAGAAAACAAAAAAAGTTGAGGCAAAAGAACCTCAATTAGAAAAAACAGTTACAGAATTTTTTGAAGAAACTGTAACTCAAGAAGCAAAAGTTAAAACACCAGTTGTAGATATCCCAAAACCAAAAAAAGATACTTGGGAAATAAAAAACAGGGTGTACTACCTAAAGGGAAATAAAAAACCAGTTAGTAGATCTATAAGGTCTTCAAATATACACTATTTTGACGAAGAAAAAGGATACGAAAGAGAACTAAAGTATACATCAAACCAAAGAACACCGTTTGTAGATGAAATGGTTGGTGACCAAAGGTTAGAGCATATTATATTTAGAAACGGAGCTCTTTATGTAGAAAGAGAAAAAACTGTTTTACAGAAACTATTGTCTTTATACCACCCACATAGAAACACGCTTTTTTATGAGCACAAACCACAGTTAATAGCAGAGGATCAACTGGAAAACATAAACTTAGAAGTAGACGCTTTAATAGCGGCTAGAGAGTTAGATGTTGATATGGCTGAAGCTGTTATGCGTACGGAAATAGGTTCTAGGGTGTCAGGGATGAGTTCTAAGGAGCTTAAAAGAGATTTACTTATATTTGCTAAGTCAAATCCATCTTTATTCTTAGATTTAGTTAATGATGAAAACGTTGTTCTTAGAAACTTTGGTATTAGAGCCGTTGAAGATAGAATTTTGAAACTATCACCCGATCAAAGAACTTTCTTTTGGGCAGCTAACAATAGAAAACTAATGAACGTTCCATTTGACGAACACCCTTATTCAGCTTTAGCCGCTTGGTTTAAAACTGATGAAGGTATGGAGATTTACTCCAATATTGAAAAAAGATTAAATTAATCTAACTGT